AGATGCTTTGGGTAGAAAAAGATCATCAGATGGTGAAAGTTCATCCAGTGAAAGAGACAATACTTTAAATTCATTATTAGTTGAATTAGATGGATTTAAAAATAATACAGGAATCTTTTTAGTTGCTGCAACAAATAGAATTGATTTGTTAGACACTGCTTTAACTAGACCAGGAAGAATTGATAAAAAGATATTTATAGGTCTTCCTGATAGTTCTACTAGAAAAGAAATAATAAATATTCATATTAAAGGTAAACCTTATGGTGATTCAATTGGAATAGATGAATTAGTAGATGTTACAGAAGGATATAGTGGTGCACAAATAGAAAATTTGTTAAATGAGGCAATGCTAAATGCTTTGAGACTAAATAACACACAATTTTGTTATAAAGATTTTGATTTTGTTTTAAATAAAATGATGGCAGGATGGCAACCAAATGATCATGAATTTACAGAAGATATTATAGATCATATTGCTATACACGAAATGGGACACGCTGTAGTTGGATTATTATCAAAACATCATTCAAAAGTTTCAAAAGTCGTTATAAATTTATCTTCGCCCAAAAGTCCAGGTTATACTGTATTTGAAGGTTCAACAAGTAATATTTATATAAGGGAGGCTTTATTTGAACATTTAATGATACTATTAGCTGGAAGAATTGCTGAAGAAGTTTTTTATGATATTTCGGTAACGACAGGTGCTATAAATGATTTTGAAGAAGCCTTAAAATTAGCAGAAAAAATGATTATATATTATGGTATGGGTAGAAATATAATATATCCAAGTTTAAGTGAAAAATATAAAGAATTAATTGATACAGAAGTAGTAAATCTATTAAATGACGCATATAAATGTGCAAATGTAGTAATTGAAAATGCCAAAGATTTTATTAAAGAAACTTCTGAGATTTTAAAACAAGATAAAATCATAAAAGTAGATGAATTAAATGAATTGATTCAAACGAAGTACAATTATTTAAATGATGTTAAAATAGAATTTGAATAAAAAATTTATTATTATTAAATTTAAAATATATTATTAAATTTAATATAAAAATAATAATATACTTTTAATTAATATGTGTGGTATAATTGGAGTTGTATTAAATAATGATGATAATATATATAATATAATAATTAATGGATTATTGCAATTACAAAATAGAGGTTACGATTCCGCAGGTGTTTCTATAATAAATAATGAAATAATAAATATTTATAAATGTGCTTCTACAAATGAAATAGATTGTTTAAAAAAATTACAGAGTTTAAATTTAGACAATAATGAAAATATCTATTCTGGAATAGGACATAATAGATGGGCTACACATGGTATAAAAAATGATATTAACGCACATCCTCATTTATCAAATAATAAACAGTTTTCGTTGGTTCATAATGGTATAATTGAAAATTATAATGAATTAAAAAAAAATTTAATAAATAATGGTTTTATATTTTATTCGCAAACAGATACAGAAGTAATAGTAAATCTTATAGAATTTTATTATAAAACTATGAAAAATACATTTGAAGCTATAAAAAAAACAATAACTTCTTTAAGAGGTACATATGGATTAGTAATTCAAAGTTTATATGAACCGAATAAATTGTTTTGTGTAAGAAATGGTTCGCCTTTATTAGTTGGTGAAAATGAAAATATGATAATAGTTACATCTGAACAAAGTGGATTTTGTAACTTGATAAAAAATTATATAACATTATCAAAAGATGATATATGTACAATTGAAAAAACCCAAAATAGTATATCATTTACTACATCTAATATTTATATAAAAAATAATATATCAAATTATGAATATAATTTAACTCCTCATCCTTATGCTCATTGGACATTAAAAGAAATAAATGAACAGACTGAAGTGGTATTAAATTCAATAAATAAAGGAGGAAGAATAAAAAATAAATCAGAAGTAAAATTAGGAGGATTAGAGGAACATGTTGATTTTTTAAAAAATGTAAACAATATTATTATATTAGGTTGTGGAACATCATATTTTGCTGGTTTATATGGTATGTATTTTTTTAAACAAATTTGTCAATTTAATACAGTTCAAGTATTTGATGGTGCTGAATTAAATGAATATGATATACCAAAATTTGGAAATACCGCTTTTATTTTATTGTCCCAATCAGGAGAAACTAAAGATTTACATCGTTGTATTGAAATTGCTAAAAAAAATAATATAATTACAATTGGAATAATAAATGTAGTAGATTCTTTGATTGCTAGAGAAGTTGACTGTGGCATTTATTGTAATGCTGGTAAAGAAGTTGGTGTAGCATCTACAAAATCATTTACAAGTCAAGTAGTTTGTATTTCTATGGCGGCTATATGGTTTGCTAAATTACATGATTTAAATGATAAAATTAGGAATAAAATAATTTGTGATCTTCATAATTTGTCAAATGACATAAAAATAACTTTAAATTGTTGTGAGAATAAAATAATAGAATTTTCAAAAAAAATTAAAACAAATAATATGTTTTTACTTGGTAAAGGTAGCGATGAATATATAGCAAAAGAAGGTGCGTTAAAAATAAAAGAAATTTCTTATATACATTCAGAAGGTTATTCAACGAGTTCATTAAAGCACGGACCGTTTGCGTTACTTGATGAAAATTTTCCTGTTATTATTTTAAATTTAGATCAAAATCATTATAATAAAACTTTAAATTGTTACGAAGAAGTAATTTCTAGAAATGCTCCTGTATTATTTATAACAAATAATAAGTCTATTTTACAAGATATAGAAAAAGATGTGATTCTAATTCCTGAAAATAAAACATATGCTTCTTTATTGGGAATTATACCAATTCAACTTCTAGCTTATTATTTGTCTATAAATAAAGGTATAAATCCTGATAAACCCAAAAATATAGCAAAGGTTGTTACTGTTGAATAATATTGTATTTAACATAAAAAATTTAAAAGTAAAATATTAATAATAATAACAATGTCAAGTTTAACTGAAAGTGTATTAACATATAATGAAAATAATAATGAACCAAAAAAATCAAAATCGAACTGGTATAATTATGTATATTTATGTGTTGAAAAAAAAGGTAATGATCAATATATAAATGGTTTTAATTGTTATACTTTTACGGATTTTAAGCAAGCGGATACTTTTTATGAAAAACGTTTTAGTAATGAAAAAATGAGATCTACAAAGATTCCAGTATGCAAGTGGATTCCAAATTTATTACATAAATATTATATTAATTATTCATTAAAAAAAATAATTTGGAAGAATAATATAACCATTTATAAAAATGAAAAATATATTTAATTTATTTATTTAATTTATATAATTTATATGATTAATATATAATGCGTAATATAAAAAGATGGGTAATATGTGCTATTTTATTTATAATTTGTTTATTAATAGTTAATTATATAAATCAAAGTTTAAAAGAAGGATTTAATAATTGTTCAATGCAACCGGAATGGCTTTTTAATAACTCAAATAACTTACAACCTCGTTATAGATATAGAACTATTCGTTAGAGAGAAACTTTAGTAAACATATTTGTATAATTATATATAAATATATTTAATTTATTTTTTACTCCACTTTTTATAGAATTTGTTTTAGATATCTAATGACACGGTATTACTAGCTGACTTCTTACGACGTCCACTACGTTTAGGCATATTTCCTTCTGATTGCAGATCTTTAAGATCACTTATACTAATTGTACTACTATCATTTTGAGAAATTGATTGTTGTTGTGGTTCTTGAATATTAATAGTTTTAGTTTTCAATCCTGAGAGAATATCAGTAATATCACTAGGTCCTTTCATTTCAGGACGTGGTGGTTGTCTTCTAGTTGTTCTCTCTTGAAAATCAGGTCTTTCAAAATTTTCACTCAAACTAATTCCATCATCTACGCCTCCAAAATTACTTCTACTCATATTTAAGTCAGGTCTAGCATAGTTATTATTACCTGGTCTACTTAAAGGTGGTGGAATAGAATTAGGACCTTGAGTAGCCATTGGTGGTGGGGGTCCCATACCAGAAGGAGCGCTAGGTCCTTGTCCCATTATTCCAGACATAAACCCGGAAAATCCAGGATTAGATCCAGCCATTGTGTTAACAGCTGCGGATTGGAATGAACGCATTAGATCGGGATTTTGTCTTAAAATATCATCCATACCAGGCATAGCAGATTTAAACATAGTATTAGTCATATGAACCATCATTGCGCTTCCACCTAATTGGAATAAAAGCTTCAATTCAGGAGCCATAGATGCTTTACTCTTATACTTTTCATGCAACTCGCCGAAAATATCATCATAGTCATTAATATTTTCTTGTATTTGTTCACTCCATCCATCTAACTTAATATCAAAAGGGTCAAATTTTCCATTTAAAAATTCGATACCATTAATAACTGCCATTAACATATTGCCTTGAAATTTAACCGAATTTTGTTTTGTCTTTTCTTCCATAATAGTTTCATATTCTCCCATCATTTCTTGTAATGATGAATCCATATTATATTTTTTTGATAACTCAACTCCCTTTTTTTCAAGCCCTTCAAGTCTTCTTAAATACTTAAATTTCTCTCTTAGTTGTTCTTCTTTAGTCATTCTTGGTTCTAATGGAACAGATTTATCAGGATTTAAAGGTATATTATTAAATTTGCTAAATCCATCCCAAGTTTTGGCATCACTTTCAGTTTGAGATGTAGATTGTCCGAGAGAAGCAGAACCTGAATCTGTATTAACAAATTTAATAGGTTCTTCAAAACTAACATTTGGCTTAGTAAAAAAATCAGATTTAGGTTTAAAACTACTCGATGGAATATCTTCAACCAAATTATTTAATTCATTTTCTAAATTATTTAAATCTTCCAACTCAATATCGCTAGTTGGTCTAGAATCTTTAACTTTATCATTCATTAATAATTCTAGACCACCTCCAAAGTTACTAGATTTACCATAACTATTATTATTATTGTTATTGTTACCAAAATCGCCATCAAAATTTAGCTCCGTAATTTCCATTATGTCAGCCATTATATCTATTCATTAAATAGAACATATAATTTTAAGTATTACGAATTGTAAAATATATATTTTATTTAATATTTCATTTAATATTATAATTGTCATTTTTTATGAATATTAACTTTTATTGTCTTTTTGTCACCATTTATAATATAAGGATTTCTTCGGGTTAAACCCTGTAAAATAGTTCCACCAATAATAAATAATACAGCTAATCCTAATAATACAATCGTAGCAATCATGTTTCCATTTCAGTCTGCCATATATAAATTGTATATTTTTTATATTTTATTTTTTATAAACCATAATCCTTGTAAAAATGAATCAGATAAATCATCTTTTTTTTTATGATTATTAAAGTAATTAATATGTTCATTGAATCTAAAGTCATTTGTAATTTTTTCTAAACATTTTTCAATTCCTAATTTTTTTCTATCACTATATTTTGTTTTTTCTTTAATATTAAATTCTTTTAATTTGTTTGATGCAGAAATAAACTCTATATGTTGTACTTTTAAATTAGACATAATAAAATATTGAACAATCATACCTTGAATTGTTTTCATTCTTGTAGCAATTGGACTAATTTGATTTTCAATAATAACATAATCAATTTCTAGTTCATTTTCAAATAATTTATTAAACTTAGTTTTAATATTTATACCAATATTAAACAAATCAACATCAGCAGCTTTTGTACTTTCTATTGTTTGAAAATAATTTATATTAATATAATCATTAATTAAGTTAATTAAATCAACTTTTTTAATCTTAGGTTCATATTTAATATTATGACTATCCGCAAGTTCATAAAGTTTTTGTAATTTTTGTTTATTAATAAATGTCGGTTTTTGTTCAGTTGTTGGAATTTGTAATTGCTGTTTCTTAGAATGTTTTAAACAATAGCAATTATCGTTTTTTTTAAATTTAGCAGGTTTATCACATATGATATTTTTTTCAAGAAAAGAACATTTTATAATATCTTCTTTTTCAGAAATATTAATTATGTCCCATTTTGTTATACTAAAATTTTCGTCATTTTGAGGTCTTACAAAAAGACAAAATGCTAAATTTTTTATACCAACATC